AACAAAACAGCGCCATTGCAACTATTAAAACGTCTACGTGTTCCGACATTGCTCACCTCACTCAGATAAATAACTTTCGTCGCCCATCATGTCGCCGCCCGCGCTGCTGTAAGCCATCCAGGCGAGCAGGAGGGCTATGTATAGTGCTGCTAGTAGTGTTTTGTAGTTCATTCAAATATCACGCCCTATTGCCCCTATTTTGAAACCAGTCCAACGCCTCACAAATTTCTGGATTCTCCCACCATTCATCAATATACCGATTGCCCGCACGATCACTGTAAAATGTTGGCCCCAGGTATCGATGCCAATCCATATAAATATATCCGCCGCTTGCGAGTCGCAACCTAAACCAGCCTGCAGAGAAACAGATAATTGATGTTCCAGCATTGATTACTCCCCGCCCTGAAGGACGGGGATTCTTTCCGTCTATCATTTGTGGGCTCCTCCTGCGAGCGTAGCTAATCCGCTACGGAGAATGTTAGTGGCGGCATTCGTATCTCTATCGTGATGCGTTCCGCAGTCCGTACACTGCCATTCTCTTATTCCAATATCTGCGATACCTCTCGGCCTCGACTCAGGCAAACAACCACAAGCCGAACAGATTTGGGTGGACAAATACTCACTAACCTCAATCATCACTCCACCATTCCTAATGGACTTGTAATGCAGCATGTTTTTAAAGTCTGACCATCCGGCATCTAATACAGATTTTGCCATTTTGGTCTGTGAGAGTTTTTTACTTGATACATCGCCAACCACAATTGTTCCGTAAGTGTCAGCAATGGCTTTACTAGCTTTGTTCAGATAATCCTTCCTGCTGTTTTTAATCTTTTGATGTATATTTCTGACAAGCTTCTTTTTGCCCGCTCTTTGCGCTTTACCTAGATTTTCTTCCAGCACCCTAAAATATCTTGGATTAGCTATCTTTGACCCATCTGAAAGATTAGCTAAGTCTTTAAGCCCTAAATCAATACCGACAGATTTATCAAGATCAACGATAGCGATAGGCTCAACACTAACAGGGATATTTAGATACCAGTGACCCTTTGCATCCTGATTGAACGAACCTGCTCTAATTACAGCGTCTTTCGGTAAATCTCTGTCGTGCATTGTCTGAAATACAGTGCCGTTAAACTTGTATTGATTGTCACTAACTTTTTTAACGTGACCTTGGTTGAACGGAACCCAACCAAGCGTCTTTCGACCGCGCCATTTTAGCCACGCTTTTTTATGCGTCTTACGGCTATCATCGTATTTATGGCAAATTTGCTGAACAGTGTGAGCGTGAAGCCCAAGCATCTTTGAAGAACCTGCTGTTAGCTTTTGCAAGTCATACTTGTTGAGCCACTTACGCTTGGACTTAACCGCTTTCTGCTGAGTCTCGTTGCAAAAGTTCCAGACATAGTTACACGCTCGTGCTTTAGCGTTTAACTGGCTTGTATGTTTTTCACGTAGTCTCAGCTTAATAACTTGTATCATACGCACCTCGGTTCGCTTGACCCCGCCCTGAAGGGCGAGGATTGCGCTCGCACTTGTTCAACATCTACATGAGCACCAAACGGCCATGAATTATAAAGTTCATTCGCACCGCTCCAGCTCTTCGCACACTTCTATGAATTTCGCTGCGACTAATCTTCCTCAAAACCAACGCAAGGTTTTAAACCAGCGGCCTTTGCTCTTTCAGTTCGATTGTAAAAAACGGGCCTAACATGCTCATCTAAACGTGTTTTTTCTGGCAACTTTTCCAGCTCTTTTATTAGCTGACCAACTGTTTTGCAAAGTTTCAATTTCATACTATCATCCTCAAGTTAGAGTGGGTGCCGTGTCGTTACCACGGATCGCCGGTTTCCACGGGTTTACTCGTCGGTGTATCGGGGCAGGTTACACCTGCATTTCCCTCGTTCTTGAGGCGTTCCCTAGATACCCATTACCAGCGCCGTAGCTTTCGGGTATCACCGCCAACGCAGACTGGCTCTGCGGCTTGACTACAAGCTATTTCACCCACAAAGATGCGCTCTCGCAAAAGCGCATCGTTCTGAGTGCCCGGTTAGTCGGGCTGTGGTCATAATTTATTTACTCCATCTTTCCATAATTTTGATTTTGTGAATCGGGCCTGGACTGTTGCCAGTAGTTTGCGTTCACCTTTGTCGTCAATTTCCTCCGCAAGCCTCCAGTTCGGAATTATTGCGTTGTCTCCAAACACACCCTGGACAAAGGCCCATCTGCTTCCGAACAGCGCAAAACACGCATGCTCTGCGAATAAATTGTGGCTCCCTGCCGCATTAACTCCGATTATTCCTGATGCTTGAGATGACACTCTTCCCTCGGTCAGATCCGGAGAATAATGCACAACAAAATACTTAACTTGATCAAGTGATTCTTCATGATCCTGTGCTTCTGCCTTGGTGTTAAACATTTTCCCGTCTCGGGATTGAAAAACTTCTTTTGTTATAACTTTAACCATCTCATTCACCTTCTGTTGTTAGTGTTAGCTCCAGCTCTTCGCAAAGCCTGCGCTCGATATAGAACCATTCTCTTAAATCTGGCGAAAATGGTTCTGCCATGACAGCTTCATACCAGGCATCCATAATCATCCGCATAAGCTCTTCGCGCTTGCTCATTCTGGCTTCTCCATTAGCCGTCTATAAACTGCAATTGCATCGCGTTTTGTCGATTTATAGAATCCTTCTGATGGCATATATAGAGGACATTCGTATATTTCATTTTCCTCATCGCCAGAGTTGGAGCAGCAAACCACCTTGGTTGCATAGTTCTCTTCCGGGCAGTATTCCCATAACTCCAAATCTGAACCGCAAAACGGGCATTCCGGCAGCGTGACACCTGATGGCACTTTAAGTTTGTGATAAAGTTCTTTGCTCATTCTGGCTTCTCCCGCTCGTCGCCCAGGGCTTTACTTGAACTTACTACTATCAAACCCTAAGTTCGTATCATTAATTTCTGGAGACAACAATATCCTCCGCCCGAACAACCAAGGCTGCAAGCTGCCTCACAAGAATCATGACAGCTTTGGTTGTGCGCAAGTATTTTGCTTTTCAGCTTCTCGTTCTCGGCTTTCAATCGGCTAACTTCCAACGTCAGGCAACGCACCAGTTCGTCAGAATCAGACTTAACAAACTCGATCAGTTTTTCAAGCCGATGCAAAAACCAAGCTGATCTATATGGGTCCGAATCATCGTATTCGTATATAAATCTGTGCAGTTCATTTGCGTAAGGAACGCCATCGGAAAACTCTCCTCCTCTTTCTTCTTCTGCGTATTTGGAATTGCCAACTCTGAGGCTGCATTCTTTCCAGTCCGGAAGGTTATTGCTTGGTGTATCGTCACGGATCTCACTCATTCTGGCTTCTCCGGTGGCTTGGGTCGCTGTGTGCCAGTTGGAGTCCAGTGCGTATATCTTTTTTGCTCGGCAAACTCACCATAATAAAACAGCCCTCTGACGCATAAGTTGAAAAGCGAGTCGTACCAAAAGACCTCATCATAACCGTCAGCGTCTTTCTTTGTCGGCATCCGCTCGCTACTTTTTATCCACCCAGCCTTAGCCTGTTGCGGTGCTGCGTAGAGCGGCCCGATTACCTGAAGTCTTGGATTATTCTTTTCAAAGTCCCATTCAAGTTGCTGTTGATCTACGAATCCGATTTCTCCGGTATCCTCATGCTGATACATATAAGCAACCGGCTCATCCTCCACCTTGGGCGCCGCTTCGATGGCAGAAACAAGCCAATCCAGCAACTGCGCAACATGTCCAGCCTCGCCGTGCTGATCGCCATAAGCGGCAATATTCATGGCCATGTTTCGGGCCTCTTTGATTTGATCCAGGTTTTCCGCCAGCTCAACCGGCACCATCACCGTTTTGTTAGTCATTTGAAATCTCCCTTAAAACAGCGTCATAAATCGCCCTGATTTCATGGCCGTTTACATTCATTCCGCGCGACAATAAACCGCGCTCTATGTTCTGCACTTGCTCGTGCGTTAGTGCTGGGTGCCCCATGAGCTTGCGCTTAACCGCCTCCCACTCTTTACGATTGATAACCGCAAAATCAACATCATCTTCCTTCGCTTCGTCAAAGTAGCCGTCTATTGTTTTTATGCTCATTTCGATAGCCTCAAGCAACAATAAAACCAACAGCCACGAAGACCAGGAAAAAGACAATCGCATAGAAAAGCGCACGCGAATCAGTCTGAACAGCGCCGCAATGAACGCACTCTCTTTGCGTAGTAATGCGCTCGTCAATCTCGCCTGCTTTGTAGTGCCACTCGCCGTATTTGTGGATGCCAAGCTTGCAGATCAATTTAGTTTTCATTGTATTCCCTTCCATTTTTTGTATAGCCCTGGAACACCTATCCCCATATTTATGTAGGTCGTTCCGTCTAATTTCTTGTTTACGGTTTTAATGCTTCTCGGCTTTCCCCCAACTCTAACCCTAAATAAAACTTTTGGGTCGTCGTTGTAAACGATGTCGTAGCCATTCGATTCAAGCCAACTCTTAAACATCTCAACTTCGTCGAATCTCAAGCTGTTTGATACCGGGTTTTGAATTTGAGAGCTCTGCAGCTCGTATTCAATTCCAAGCTCATCAAGCAGGATTTTGAAATCTTCCAGAGTCTTACCGAACACATGACAAACCCTCGACATAGGGAAGCCTTTAGCCATTTCAAACCTTATAGCTTCCTCTGAAATAGGCTGCTTTTCTTCGGGCAATTTAGGCTCGTCCGAAAAGATTATCAGAGGTAATTCCCAGCTGACTGAACCGCCTTGTTTTGTGTAGTAGTGAGAAATCATAGTTATAACCTATTTAATAGTAAGCCTTGATTTGCCTTTACCAATCTTTGCGCCTTCGACTTCAAATCCATCTTTAAGCGCTTTCATAATTAATTTTTTATCCGGCGCTTTAGTTGTCTTGGTGACAACATAGTCAGGTGGCAACGCATCCTCGTCATACACTTCGCAAATCTCCGAAGGTTTGCTTAGGCTTACTTTAAATTCAGGGCATTCAATCTTGGATATGCCGCACCGCTCCATATTGTTGCGCAAGTAATCCTTCATCCATTCAAGTTTACGCTCTAGCGTCTTTCTGCGGCTCACTATCCGCTGTTCTGCTTCTTTCATTGCTTGAATATCAGCATCAATATTTTGAGAGTAGGCCGCAACATTACGGCCCTTCTCTTGTATCTCAGCAGTGATACTTTCAAGCGTATCGGCAACCACTTGAGTGTCAAATTCTTCTGATTCGGCTAATTGCAAGAACTCGTTAAACTGGCTCGATAACTCATAAAGTTTCATATTCAATTCCTTAAAATGGGATTCCGTCATCTTCGGGCGGCTGCTGGAAATTGGAATATTCATCATATCCACCAGCGCTTGAAGCGCCACCAGCCCGGCTATCCTTGTCTTTCATTGCCATTACAATTCTAGGTAATTGCTCAGCCGGTTTTTGAGATAAGACCTCTTGAGCTGTTTGCTCAGTCTCATAGTTAAATGGTGCTGACACTTCCATCCTGAAAAAATCTCTTCCGCTGTTTGAATTAGTTTGGTCGTGCCGGTATAAGGCAAATCCAATTTTTGCCCCTGTCATTTCTTTGAATACAGCCCGCGTGACCATCTTCATTTCTTTTTCGTCATGGTCGTAATCTTCAACCTGCTGATCAACCAAAGTTAATGCCTTGGTTTTCAAGCAAGCCATTACCGCCTGGAACTGCTTGTATCCGTAAGTAGGCTGATTGCCTTTTGCATTTCCTGAGTGCGTGCATATTTGAATATCCGATGATTGCCCTTCGTCTGATTCAAACTTAATGCTAACCATCTTCGCGCCGCCATCGCTTTCCCAATACTTGCAAAATTTAATGTGCCCTAAGTATTTACCAGTGCTATCAATTCGACCTAATCCGCCTGATCCTGCTTTTGCTGCTTTAGTGTCTAATGTGTAGTTCATGCCGCTGTTTCCTTATTGGTTTCTATGCCTTCGTAATCGCAGATTTGAGCGTCAACAAGAGCCAAATCATTGGGTATTTCGTCAGCATCAAACATTCCTATAGGCGTTTTTACTGGGTCACCTCCATGCTTTTTTGTGGTGAAAAAGTGATGCCCATCACGCTCATGGCAGCGCATTACAATTGTGAATAAGCCTTCAACAACAATCTTTTCATCAAGCATTTTTCCTGTAGTCTTTATTGAGATTTCACCATCTTCGTTTGTTTTTGTGTGCGCTAATATATAAACCCGAACATGATCAGGAAGGTTCTGGGCTGTGAATATTAGGTTTGAAAAGTTCACCGCCATGTCCGTGAATTTACGATAGCCTGTTTCATCAACTCGGCTCATTTCTTCAAGTGACATTAGATAATTAGCGTCATCAATGATAATTATTTCTTTCCCAACTTCTCCGGCTGCTTTGCTCATTGATCCGAATATGCGCTTGTAATCCCGCGTCACCATTACTGAGCCGCTAGGGTTTTCCTTACTTATCGGCTTCCACTGCGATGAGCGGAATGGAAGACTTTTCTTGACAGGCTGAATTAATAGCGCTTTTGCTGGGTCTAGATTCATCAAGGATGAAGTTTTCCCGACACCTGAATTTCCTAGAATTAATACTGGCAGTCCCATTTATTGATTCCTCTTGCTCGTATTGCTCGTAATATTGTTGATGCTCGATTTCTTCTTGCTGTCGCCAATCAGGGCCGCTCATAACCTACCCCTTAATATGTAATTGCAATGTGCGGCACTTGCTTGGTTGCAATAAGTTTGATGATTTCTTTGCCTTGCGCTTCTGTTATGCCGGAAGCAAGCAGGCCGGTTAATGCCTCGTTATTAATCTTCGCCTGATGCTTTTTGTTGGCTTCGCGCTTTGCTGCTGCTGCTTTTTCCGCTGCTGCTTTTTCTTCAGCTTCGCGCTTAATGCGGGCTTCGGTTTCGGCTGCTGCGCGTTTGGCCCGCTCTTCGGCTTCCAGCTTTTCACTCTCTGCTTTTTCAGCGGCGAGCTTTAATTCGATTTCACGGCGTTCAGCGGCTTCTTGTTCGGCCTTGGCTTTCGCTTCCGCTTCGGCCTTTGCATTGGCTGCACGTTCCTCGGCTTCACGCTGAGCGCGTTCTGCCGCTTCTTTAGCAATACGCTCTTCACGCTCTTTCTGTTCGCGTTCGGCTGCTTCGGCCCGGAGACGTGCAAGCTCTGCCTGTTCTTCTTCGTGTGCCTTCCGGCGCTCGTAACTGATTTGAAGGGCTTCGATTGTCCGGGCTTTTTCCCGATGCGCTTCTGCCTCAAATTCTTCGTATGATTCGTCAATCTCGATGCTGGAAACGCAATCGAGACTTGCCTTAATTTGCTCTGAGTTCGCCTCATCGTGCACTTCTCGCATATCAACAAGGTGCTCCACCTTATCTTTTAGAGCAGCCACCCTAGCAGCTTCCTTTTCCTCAAACTCATCAAGCGGGCCGCGCACCTCGTCTGCTAACGCATCCATAAATTCACGCATTCTTTTGCGCTCAGCATCCACCAGCTTTGGTTGCTCTTTTAGTTTGTCCACCAGGGCTTTACCGGCTTTATCCATCGCCGTTTTAGACTGACGCACCTTGTAAGCATTGGATGCAATAGCATCGCGGCCTTTCTTTGTCGTCAGGTCTGGCACTAATGAACGCGCCTGTTCAGCTATTAGATTAAGATAAGGATCAAGCCCTTTTTCTGCTGTGAAAACGTCTAGTGCTTTTTCTTGCGGTATTTCGATGATTGCTATTTCTGTGCTCATGCTGTTCTCCATTTTTTAAATCCCAAATTTCAACCAAATTCTTAGCCGGTGCTGCAATGCTGCTTTACGCTCAGCATCGTCAATTACTCTGTAGATAATCATGACTCGCACACCGGGCAGCTATTGCCGCTGTAGTAATCGAAACACTTAACGCACACACTGAACCGGAACTCTCTGTCGTGATCAGCCTCTATTTCCGCTATCTGCTCAAGCGCGTCTTTTAAGTTCGATGCTGTGCCACACAAACCGTTATCGCCATCGTGATCAGCGTGGTAAAAGTCGATATCAAAACTACGGTTCGGTATCGGCTTTAAGTTGCGCTCGATTGTCCAGCCTTCTACTTGGATTGTTTTCATGTCAATTATTCCCCCGCCTCCGGATACGTGTTGCATACCTCAGGGAAATTCTCAGGGAAAAACATATCAACCGTTTTCCCATTGAATAGCATTTTTTTAACCCAACCGTGGTCTCCAATTTTCTTGAATCCTATCTGGCTAAGCTCAAGCAGAAGGCAGTCGACGTTTATTGATTCAGCTTGCCTTACTCGATAAAAAAGAACATCACAATCTTTGCGCTCACCATCTTTGTAGAGAGTCCCGCCAGTTAGCGCTACGTGGCAATCGTATTTTGTGCAGACGGCTTCGATGATTCTGCAAAGCATCACAGCCTGTTCGTGAGTCCAATTTAATGACTGTTCCGGAGCTAAATTAAATGCCTGGTTCACTTCACACCTCCTAACCAATCCTGTAACCGTGCCTTAAGCATCATCCGGACATTAAGTTCTGCTGTTGCCCGCGCTTCCATTTCCGCTATGAATTTGTTCGTGATCATAATACCCACCAAAATATCCCGTACATTGCGACCCACGATGCGCAGTAAATCAAAATTCCTCGCATGATTCCGGAGTCGAATTCGTGTTCGTTGATTACTCCCCGCCCTGAAGGGCGAGGATTGCGCTCGCACTTGTTCAAGCTGCCGAACCTACTACTAAAATGAAGAAGAGAGCGCCGCCGACGAAAAGGAACAGTGCGGATAGCTCGGTTAAGATTGCTTTAGTCTGGTTGCTCATGACGCATACCCCACTTTAAGCTGAGCGTTGATATCATCGGCCCGAGCAGTGTCGTAGTGACTTGTGCTGTCGGGTTCGTCGCCCACTTCGTCGCTGAGCTCATCAGCGTGATACTTCTCGAAGTAGTCCATTACGTTGTTGAGCAGAGCACCAGCAAGCAGGTATGCATCAGTCTTGTATTGCTCGTCATTCACGCCTCGGCTTTTAAAAGCTGCGATGAAGAATTCCTTAATCAGCGCTTCCTGGCCCATTGCGATATCGTTGAAGGCGTCCATGAATACTTCTTCATTCATGGCTTCAAGCAGTGCTGCGATTTTGTCTCTAGTGCTCATGCTGTTCTCCCTAGTTGATGAGGTAATATTAAGCTCTGCTCAGGCATCTGTAAAGTGATTTTTAAGCAAAAGTTAAAATAAATTTTTGATGGCTTTAGTGGCGGGGTAGCTGGGCAATTCTCGGGGTAATTTAAGACCGATTTGACTGCAATGTTGATATCACCAGGGTTCATGGTAAAGTAACAGGCAGAAAAAAGCCCACTTGGCGGTGAACCTTGTGGGCTTAAACAACCGGATAGCTTACAGGCGAGCGGTTGATGTAAGGAAATTGTATACAATTCCCCCCTTATTTCAACCATTCATGTAAAAATATCCGGTATTCACCAGGTGAATGGTTGGATGACTTTCTCAACACCTCAAAAAACAATCGAAAGCTCACGTATCTACGCACGCGCCAGCCTAAAAGCCCGAAAGGGAATAGGCAAAATCAGGTCTTGCTTATTGACCTGGTGGATATAGAGGGGCGTGGACTGCCCGTGACATGATGGGGCAGGGCATAAACAGGGGCTTATGTGGCTTGCATCTTAACCGATGCGATAGAGCGTCCGGCAAGACGATAATCTGTACCCTGATAAAGTGCGTGGATATGATCAAAACAGTCACTGCATAAGGGAGAGGCCACAAGCCCCTCTATAGTGACAACTATTCTCAAATTAAAGCCGCAAAATAAAATACTGGACAGCAACAAAAGCGCGGCTTAATATTGGATTCATCACATACAGGAGATTTACCAGTGCGACCGATAGATAGAGCTTTGGAATTATTCAAAACACAGACAGCTATGGCCGAGGCTATTGGTGCTACAGGGCCATTTGTAAGCCAGTGGATGAACGGCAAGCGCCCGGTGTCCCCTAAATATTGCCTGCGAATAGAAAAGGTTACAGGGGGTGCTGTGACCCGTTACGAGCTGCGGCCTGACATTTACGGCGAAAGCGCTTAATCCACACTCAAGCGGCTTTGCTGGTGAAACCAAACCAAAAACACGAGGGATAAAAATGGATATCGGCGATTTAACGCTAAACCAAATTAAAGAAATATCAAAGATGGTCGGCAACAAAAATAGCTGCGGGCTAAACGCGATGATAGGACAAAAAGTCATTGTTAGAACGTACTCGGCTGGCGTGTGGTTCGGTCTTTTGTCGGAGAAATCAGGAAGCGAAGTCATTTTGAAAAGCGCTCGCAGAATGTGGCGTTGGCACGCGGCTGAGTCAATCTCATTGAGCGCGGTTGCACTGCACGGCATCAATCAAGATAAAAGCAAAATAGTCGAAGCTGTGCCGATGCAATGGCTTGAAGCGATAGAGATAACCCCGTGCTCCGAAGTCGCAGTAAAAAGCCTGGAGGGTGCCGAAAATGTCGAAGCTGGATAAAAATATGAGCGATGGCTCTGGCGATGGCTCTGGCGATGGCTATGGCGATGGCTCTGGCGATGGCTCTGGCTCTGGCTCTGGCTATGGCTCTGGCTATGGCGATGGCTCTGGCTATGGCTATGGCGATGGCTCTGGCGATGGCTCTGGCTCTGGCTCTGGCGATGGCTCTGGCTATGGCGATGGCTCTGGCGATGGCTGAACTAAATAAAAATTACATAAGCCGCTTAATTGCGGCTTTGTCGGTAGAGGCGGTTAACTCGACCTTAACGCCTCTTCTTCTCTTCTCGCCCTCGGCAGCGGGGGCTTTTTTTTAAAGAGGTTCACATGCTCACATTCGATCAACTGTTAATTATTTCCCCTAAAGCCAGAGAAGGCTACTTACGCATGAGGCTGGAAAAGGCCATTCAAGACAACCCAAAGGCTGAAGGTGTGCTCAGACGTGCTCAGGCGCTTTGTGATCGGGCGTTCGGCAACAGTGAGCAGTGAGTATGGCGAACTCAAACGACATGCAGCGCGGTTCGTCTGGATGAATACGCGAAAAACAGGCAATAAAAAACCCGCTTTGCAGAGCGGGCTTTCTATTCGATGGAGAGGTGAAAGCAATGAAGATTACACATAGCGGAGTATATATGTAATGCGCCAATACGGTCAAATTCAATGTGCAATTTGGGCCAATCCTCGCTTCAAGGCATTAAGTGAGAAGTCCAAATTGATACTTATTTATCTGTTAACCGGAAGGCATTCCAATGGTTTGGGATGCTTCTCTATACCGTTTGGATACGTTTCCGCAGATTTAAAATACGGTATCGATACGGTATCTAAAGGGTTTACTGAACTGTATGAGAACGGTTTCATAAAGTATTGCGAAACCACTGAATATGTCTTCATTTGCAAGTTCCTCAAGTGGAATCCCATCGCTAACCCCAAGATTGCCACATCACGAGAGAAAGAGTTTTCAGAGATACCTTCAAACTTCGAGCATATTCAGGAGCTTGCGAGCGAAATGCTTAAGTACGGGAAACACTTTGGAAACGGTTTCGAAACCGTATTGCAAACCGTTTCGAAACAGGAGAGGAGAGGAGAGGATAGGATAGGAGAGGAGCCGAAAGGAATATTGTCTGGCAAGCCAGACCCCGCACCTGAATCGACATTGCCAAAATCAATCGCGATTTCCACACTCGAATACCTCAACGAAAAATCCAACAAGAATTTCAGACCTGTTGACTCGAACATAAAATTAATCGCCTCACGAGTCGCTGAAGGCGCAGACCTTGACGACCTGAAGAGCGTGATTGATCTCAAGTGCAAAGCTTGGCTGAAAGATTCGAAGATGAACGGATTCCTGAGACCAAAGACCCTGTTCAACGCAACCAATTTTGATAATTACCTTGGCCAAGTCGGGTCGCCGCAACCGCTGAGCAACGAAGAAGAGCTTGACGCCCTGTTTGGCGAAGATCCGGTTGATGAATCTGATGACGGTTTTTTTGATGGCGAATGGTCGGAGGTGGCCAATGCTTGATTCTGACCTGCAAAAATTCAAAGCGATGCTGAAAGAAATCCACGCCATGTACAACCGGGAGCTGACAGCGATGACCGCCAAGATGTGGCTTGGTGTTATGCGCCCGTACTCGATTGAGGCGATTGATGGCGCTTTTCAGGCTTATCTTCGGTCAGGTACTCGCTGCCCTGTACCGGCGGACATCTTGAGCTTCCTGCCTGACCCGCTTGGGCATGTTGGGCCAGAGGAAGCCTGGAACATGGCACCGAAGAGTGACAGGGACTGCGGCTATGTGACTGACCAAATCATGACGGCGGTGAGTGCAGCGGATGACAGCATCGAAAGAGGTGACTTGATTGGCGCTCGTATGGCGTTTGTGGAGGCGTACAAGCGCGAATTAGGCAAGGCCCAGGCGTCTGGCTTGGTTGCTCGGTACTGGTACTCAGAAGCAACCGGAATGGAACCTATTCAAAGGCTCGAATTGAAAGAGCGCCACATCATAGAGGCGGCAGAAAAGCGATGGCTAGAGCCACAGAAAGCAATGAACAGGCTAGAAAGCATTTGCGCAGAATTAGGGAAATCATCGCAGCCGCACCTGACCAGGCTTCAAAAGCTGACGAGCGCACCGCTACAGATCGAGAATGGTTTGCCGAACGTAAAGCCAAACTTGAAGCGTATTTCGGAAGGTTTGCGCTTGATAAGCGTAGGAACAAAACCTAATGAGGCTGTTAGCAGCGACAGGAAAGCCAAGGAGAACTCCAAATGAGCAAGCAATGGGAGCACGACGAGTTACAGCACGATTTGGCCTGTCACTTGAGAGCAAACCCTGTTCGTATGGTCTGGGAAGATATGCAGTTAGGCCCATCTGGTTCTGACCGGCCAGATATTTTTATGTTTGAAAAAAGCTACGCGCAGTTCATGCCCATAATTTATGAGATCAAGGTAAGCGTGTCTGATTTTAGGAGCGACATAACTAGTGGGAAGTGGCAGAAATATATCAAATACGCATCGGCTGTGATTTTTGCTGTGCCTGACGGCATGGTTACGAAGAATGACATTCCAGATGGCTGTGGGCTAATCGTGCGCAAGGAAAACGTTTGGCGTAATACCAAGAAGCCGACATTGCAAGTGATAGATACGCTGCCTCACAAAGCCTGGATGAAGCTGCTGATTGATGGTGTAGACCGCTGTCACTCAGAACGTCGGGAACGCAGTATCAAATACCGCATTGATAACAAGCTGGTTTGCAAGAAGTTTGGAAAGGAAATGGCTGAGTTGCTCTCTGATGCGCAGCACGCTGAATACATCATAAAGAGCAGGAAATCACAGATTGAGGAACTAGAAAAGTCTTTTGATGAGAGATTGGAGAAGTCTAAGAAGCGTTTCGATGATTCGATTAGGCGTCATGAGGGTTCAGCGTCACAAATACTGTCAGAGTTAAGGCAGGCTCTTGGCGCGAGAGACGAAGCAGATGCATATGAAATTCTTGGCATGGCAAGAAATGCAGCGCTAGCCATAGATAGAGATGTGGAGGTCAACAGATTAAAGTCAAAGTTGCGATCTATCGAAGCTGCCTTGAAAGACATTGACCGTAAAGTTCCATTCCTGGAGGCAGTCAAATGAGCAAGCCAATAACGGAGCTGTCTTTATTTTCCGGCGCAGGCGGGGGGCTATTGGCAACGTCTCTACTTGGGTTTAATCATGTTGGTTATGTTGAGTGGAACGACCACTGCCAGAAAGTAATTAAACAGAGGATTTTAGATGGATTCCTGCCTGAAGCTCCAATATTCGGCGATATCAGAACATTCGTTAGTGAGGGGTACGCCAGATCATATACGGGATTGGTTGATGTCGTTTCGGCAGGCTTCCCATGTCAGCCTTTCAGTGTCTCAGGCCCGCAAGGCGGAGAATCCGACGAAAGAAATATGTGGCCTGCAACGCTTGATGTCATTCGCATCGTTGAACCGAAAATCGCATTCTTGGAAAACGTGCCAGGTCTCCTTGCTAACAAATACATTGGACGAGTATTCGCAGACTTGGCCAGCATGGGGTTTGATGCAAGGTGGGGAGTGCTGGGAGCTAAAGAAACCGGATCAATTTGCGTCGGAAAAAGATTATGGATTGTTGCTACTTCGCCCGATTGCACAATGCTGGAAAGCATGGACATTCAAAAATATCGAACCGTTGATTCGAAAGAATCACGCAGACGGGAATATACAAGAGCAGTCAGCTCGATGCTTTCACAAGATGATTACACCAAGCTCAAACGAAATCGTGATGAGGTGGCCGTTGGGATGGAGCGACTTAAAGCCATTGGAAACGGGCAAGATCCAATATTGGCTGCAACAGCATTTTCAACTTTAGCGTGGACATAACTATGAGCAAGCCAACCCCAACCCAAGAAACTCGTTTCTACGCATCACTGCATCGTAAAGACCCGATCTATAAAAGCCTGTTTCCGCAAACGACTAGGCATAGCCCGGACTACACAGGAAAGGCTCGACCCGATGAATGCGTATTGCGTAATGCCGACATATTCGTTGGCTACGACATGCACCGCGACAACATAGTGCGACTCATGAAAACTTTAGCAGTAAGAGAAGTAAAACGGGCAATGTCTGAGATGCGTTATTCGGATGACATTGTTGAGGTATTGAAATCAAACGGTCTAATTTTTGAGGTGAGGAAATGATGAGTGAGATAATCGGATCAATATTTCTGTTTGGGTTTTTCTATGGCGTTTCTGCTTTTGGAATTTTTACATTTTTAATGTTTCTCGTCTTGTGGTATTTGGAGGAGGTATCAAAGGGTAGGCTTGAATTCAAAAAAGCAGAGGCGTTTTATGAATATTTAGGAAGAAAGGCTGATGAATTGCATGATGGGTTGTTTACAGCTTTTTTTCTTTTCTTCTTTTTCGCAAACCTGGCTTTGGCTTGCACGACAATAGGCGGGATGATGAATGGTGAGCCGTTCACTTGGGGTTTTAATATTGCGAATAATCTTATCTTTAAGATGTCAGGATGGATCGGCTCTGTAATCATTTGGGTTTCGCCGCTAGTGTTTCTGCACTACATTTTGAAGCTTGTTTTTGGAATTTGGGACAGGCTTGATTCGCATGTAAATGACAAGAATGCTCATAACTAAATTTAGTGAGGTGAGGAAATGAAAAAGTATCTAGCTGTTCGCGATGATGACGACATAACTTTGGGAAAACTTTATCCGGCGTACAGGCAAACTCCTAGTTACGACATTATCGCAGATGACGTTGATGGGAGTTGGAGGAGTCATAACCCGAAGGGAGAGCCAAGCAAATATTTTATGCCGGTCGAAACCGTTATTCACGGCTTCCTAATTTGGGTGGGATTGGCATGAAAGCCTACCGAGCGGAGACAATAGGCGGTCTTACTCAAGCCATAGCGGAGGTGACTAAGGCCGCTAATGATTTGCTCAAAGATGGAAAGGTTGCGCTTATCGAGCTGAAAGAAAACGAGCGAGGCAGGACGGCTCAGCAAAACCGATTACAGCGTAAGTGGATGAGCGAGGCAGCAGAGCAGGGCGATATGACCGCCGAAGAATTTAGAGGACTTTGCAAGCTGCACATCGGCGTCCCAATGCTCAGAGAAGCGGACGAACACTTTAGGGCCGAGTACGACAGGGTTATCAAGCCGCTGCCGTATGAAATCAAATTAGCGTGCATGATGGAGCCGTTTGATTTTAGTGTAACGCGATTAATGAAAGTGAAAATGAAAGCGCAATACCTAGACCAGGTTTACGTCTATCTAACTGGCCTGGGATTTAAATTAACAGAACCTGAGAAGGGGTGAGAAGATGAATGAAGAATTACAGAAAGCAATAACGGAAGTTTTCAACTCAGTTATCAACGCTAAAGAATTTCTGGTAGGAGAGATACCTGACTACATA